GTTTGCACCAACAGCATCCGGGCCATAGAAGGCGACGGTGGTGCCAGACGAAACGGTAGCCACTTTGAACAGAACGTCAGGATCATCAACCACGTAAGCCTGAGCGTCGGAAGCCACGGTGCCAGCAGGCCAGTACTGCGCAAACTGCTTCTGCTTGGTCGTGGGGTTGGTGTAGGTGCAGCCTACAAAGATGCCAACCGGTGTTGCGGTGGTGGTGCCAACGTCTTTTTCGACGGTGCCATTTGCCACGCGCTTGACCACATCGCCGTAGTAGATGCTGGTGTTGTAACCAGAAGCAATCGACATTAGGCGAGTGGAACCGGCGTACACCTGACCGCCGATCAAATTGATCGGCTTCAAGCCATAAGGCTTGTCAATAGTCGGATATGCCATTGTTTACTCCAAAAAGTTATTTGCCACTTCCTCTCGAAGTCGAAGAACTTGACTCCTTGAAGATGGGCATACGAGGGTCATTTTGCCGCATAAGGTTGTTGTCAACCGCCTTGATTTGCTGCTCCGATTGTTTCAGGTAATAGTCATTACGCTGCTCGGCCAGCTCTTCTGGCGTCTTGACCAACAACACATCGCCAATCTGAACGCAGTCTTTCCACCTGCCCTCACCATTGACTAGCAGTTGATACTGAGGCTGCTCTTCAATCTTCACCGGCTCCCAACCCTCACGAAACTTCATTGATATGTTTCGTGCGTCGGTATCGCCCTGAAGCGTGACGCGCATCCAACGATACTTGTAACCCGGTTGCTTATCTGGTTCTGGCAGAAGCTCCGGTGGTGCCCACTGCTTGGGGCGCTCCGCTTGGGTACGAGTCTCGATATTACGTGGTGTACGGTTCTCAGCCATTTATCTACCCTCCAATTTCATCATTTCCTTGACGTACATCTCCAGTGGAACGCCCAATTTTTTGGCCGCGTTTGCCATTGACTGCGAAACCTTGATCTTTTTGGAACCAGTGCTTCGTGTCGCCGGAGCTACGACAGGGGGTGCTTTCTCACGCTGGGGTTTTGTCTCCCGCGTGGTGGCCGGCTCCCGTTCTTCAAAATACTCTGGGAATCGACGACGCATGGTGTCATCGACCTTTTTCCAGTATTCATCAGTCGAGGGGTATGAAGTCCCGTACTGACTGACTAGCTTCTGATGCAAGCCCAGAGCGAGGCTAGTCATTTCCTCGTCCTTACCGAACCATTCGTTGCGCTCTTGCCACGCAACTGCCCTCTGGTCAGGACGAGACACTGGAGTTTGCTGGGGTTGTACCTCAACTTCTTGCTCTTGTCTAGACGGAACAAAATCGTTCGCCCGGCGCAGCTTGAACTGAGCTTCGTTTAGCTTCTCCTGAGCCGCCAGCAGTAGGTCAGAGTCTCCCAAATCATAGGCGTCCTTGTACTCTTTCTTGGCTGCTTCAAGTTCTAGCTCTGCCGCAGTCTTGGCTGTCTCGGCATACACTTGCTCGCCTTGAGTCAGCCGGCCTTTCAACGCCTGATTCTCAGCCATCAGCCGCTGGGCATAGGCGATCGCCTCCTGCTGCTCACGAAGAACGCGCTCCTTCTCTCGGCGCTCGTCGTGCCACACCTTCTTCATCTGCTTCAGGCGCGTCTTGACGTTCTCCGAGTAATCCTCAAGCTCGTCGTTTTCCAGCTCTTCGACCAGCTCCTTGGGCATCGGCTCACGGCCACGATCCTCCGGCGGCGTATCGTCCTCAATCTCAAACTCGAACTCCTCGGACTGATTGGCAGAAGCCTGCGCTTCTTCCTTCTCATCCGGGAACTGAAATTCTTCCATTTCCATCTGTGCCATTTGTTTCTCCTTTGTTAAGCCCTAGAAATTCCGCGTGGGTCTTGGACAACGGCCTCAACAACATCGTCGTTGATTAGTCTCCATTCCTGTCCGTGGATCTTGAGGCGGGTGCCAGTGTTAGGACGGGCGAGAATGAAATCCCCTTCCTTGCACCATGGGCCGTTGGGAAACCGCTTTTCATCCTTGTAGCAGTCTGGTCCCATTTTTACTACGAAGAACACGGTTGCCAGCACTTGCTCAAAGTGGATGGTTGAATCCGCCTTGACTAGCCCGCTGTCAAACTTGTCCTCGATCTCCGGCAGCGCAACCAGGATGTGATACCCAGTAGGTTCCGGCAGCTGTCTTGCTTTTTCCTCCGCTGATTCTGGAAGCGTGGACACTTCACCGCTTTCTGTGGCGATGGCTATTTCACTCATCAGATGACTCCATGTGTTTTGCGAGGTCAAGGATAAAACCTTCTGCCATGGAGAGTCCTCGAATCTCCCCACAAAGGTGTTGATACTGCGCATAGTCTTTGGCCGCGTTGTTGGACACAGCCTCTACTATTTGTGTCCGCTTTTCTCGTACCTGTTTGAGTAGTACTTCAAGCGTCTTGTCCATAAATTACCCTTTGGATTTGGTTGGCTTCGGTTGTGGACGAAGCATTTCCATCCTGTCTTTGGCGATCTTGCTGCCAATCTCTACGCCCTTCACCTGCATCTCTCCTTCGAGGCGTGCCTTTTCGGAAGCTGCCTTGACACCTGCTTGTAGGCCGGCAATACGTTCCTGTGCTTCGATCCGAGCTTTCTCGATCTCGATGCGATCTGCTTCTGCCGCAGCGTCCATCGCGAGCTTCTGCTTCTTGATCTCCACTTCCTGAGCTTTGAGAGCCAGCTCTTGCTGTTGCATCTGAACCAGCGGGTCTTGTGCCGCTTGTTGAGCCTGCTGTTGAGCAGCCTCTGCCTGATCTTTCTGCAACAACTTCGTGGCCGCCATGGCCATCATGCGAGAAACCTCGACCTCCATCTCTTCCGGTAGTTGCTTCTCCATCTCCGGCAGCGGTACGCCAAGCTGTTTCTCAATCTCAACACGGTACTGGAATGCGATGTGCTCGTTGATGTGAGCCATCATTGCAGCCTGAATCATCTGAGCCTTCGGGTTTTGACCGATAAGCTGCGCGATCTTCGGGTCCTGCATTGCACTCATATGCACCGTGATGTGTGCCTCGTGATCCTGATAGATGAACGCCTTCACGGGTTTGCCGTTTAGGATGTTCATGTTCTCGGATACGGGGTCTTTCGGCTTTTGATCTTCCGCACTGGGAACGAGCTTGCCGATGTTCTTGATGCCCAACACTTCCAGCATCTGTCTGTTCAGTTCAACCATGTCGTAGATCTGCGGGTTTTGTGCCGCCATCTGCATCACAGCTTGATACTGCACAACCTTCTGTGCCATCGTGGCCGAGTTAGGGTCACTGACTGGTATTACGTCTACCTGGTCATAATCCGACTTCTTCGCGCGCGGCGTGCCCTCGACAGGTTGATAGTCGTACTCGTCGGGCGTGTAGTCACGAATGATGTCTTTCAGCAGTTTCAGCTCTTGCTTCATCGCGTAGTGGATACGCGCTTGCACTGCCGACATGACTTTGAGCGTGCGCTCCAAAATAGCCAGCGTCGTACCAACAGGAGAGTTGGCCGACATGTCTGCGATCTTGAGGTCTGCTGCCGCTGCGAAACGACGGCCTTCCTCAACGATCTGATTCATCAATCCAAGGAGGACTTGGCTCGGCTCTTTGTACGGAAGCGGGAGAATATTGTCTCTGATCGTTCCGGCGGCAACGTCCACATCTCGGAACTCGCCGGGAGCAATTGGAGTGTCATCCCCTTTGACTCGCATCCCCTTAGTCTTAAGACCGCCCGGCAGGTTTGATAGAGTGCCAGCATCAACAAGCTGACGAATAATAGAAGTCCCAGACTTAGCAAAAGCACCGATAAGGTGAATAAGGCCGAAGGCATAGAAGCCAAAGCCGGGAATGTATGGGTAGTGAACAAAGTGATTCCTCTTCTGGTATGTCTCATCTTCTGGCCTCCAGTTGCGTCTGATAGCCAAAATCTGTTGGGAAGTTTTTTCGATAGTTACAATGTATGGCAGGCCGATCTCTGTCTTTTCGCCATCCTCGTCCTTATCCTCGAAGCCCGGCAGATCCAAATACACCTGCATCTCCAGCAGCTTGTAACGATCGTCCGTCGTAGCGCGGAATCCCATCTTCTCCGCGATACTCTTCTCAACATCATCCAGAGAGTTCTCAGGTTCTGGCAGATCTATGTCACGATAGAAACCTGCAACCATCAGCCGGCGCAACTCATTCTTGGTCTTGCGCATCACATGCGTCACACGCGGCGATGACTCCAAGTTACTCGCACCGTACGGCACCACCACATCCTCTGCCGGCACAAATATAGATACCTGTCGGCCGAGCGATGGATCAAAGTAGACTTTCTTAAACGCATTACCCGCCAGACCCAAACCCCACAACATGCGCTCATGCTCCGGGCGGTACTCCGTCATTACTTCTGTCAGCTCGTAGTTCATGTCATCACGAACTCGCTCTGCCGCATCACGTTTCTCCGGCGTTTCCTTGCCGATGATCTTTGTCTTAACAGGACCCTGTGCTGGAAATGTTTCCATGATGGTCTCTGCTTGGAACTTGACCAGTGCTTCAGACAGCAGCGGGTGGTACACACCGCACGCACCTTCCCATGGTTCTGATCGTTCCTCGATCTTCATGCCGAGTAGCTCCAAGCCATCGACATAAGTCTTCATCCAGTCCTTACGGGAGTCGATGTCGTCCTGAAAATCACCCAACAGGTCGCCGGCTATGCTTTCCAGCTCGCTGGCATCCATCTCTTCGGCCAGGTTTGCGTTGAACTCGTCGCTTGTTTCGCGCATCGGCTCAAGATTTATCTCGATACCGTCGATGCCTATGGTTACTTCTTCGGGATCGTCGATTTCGATCTCGATTGGCTCTGCTTCCAGCACATCATCATTCATGCCGGCCGGAAGTTGGTACAAAGCCTTGTCAATATTTGTGGCCATCATTCATCCTTAGTAGTAAACGCGCCTGCGCGGTAAGCCCATAGGCTCATCTTCCTCGTCAGATCCCAGCCGCAAGAATCCACCCTGCCGGAATCTCATCAATGCCTGCACTCCTGAGTCAACAAGGTCATCATGCTCCGCGTTCGGGAACCGGGCGAATTCTTCAATCACATCCTGCGCCCACCGGGTGTCGGGTGCCCACACTTTACCCGAAGAAAATAGGTCTGTAACGCTGTTCAGACGCACGAATTTGTCGTTGCCGCGCGTCGGAGTGAAGTCTTGAACCATTA